AACAACGTATGTGTTGGGTACTGATTACGAGCTATCTCCTGCAGGTATTATTATCAAGGCCGGTGGCTCTATTGCAGCGGCCTCAGCTGTCTTGGTTGATTACTTATCTAAAGCTCACAATGTATTAGAAATGCTCACGAACTCAGGTGATTCGTATCGTCTAGTGTTCGAAGGCCTGAACGAAGCACGAAGTGATGCCGCTGTGATCGTTGAATTATTCCGCAATAAATTCGATCCAACGTCTGGCCTTGGTTTGATCTCTGACGATTTTGCTACGCTGTCATTAACAGGCTCTGTTTTGAAAGATACAAGTAAAACAGGTGCTGGTATTTCTAAGTACATGAATATCAAAATGGTTTAAAAAATTATTTTGGTGTTTGTAGGCTCATTAATTTAATTGTTAATGAGCCTTTTTTATTTTTAGTAAATTATTTTTATTTTTATTTATTCGTATTTTAATTAATAGGGCGTTGCCGTGGCTTCTAAAATTGTTAGTTTAATATTGCAAGCAAAGAACATGCTGTCGCCCTCAGTTGATGATGCAACTAAATCATTAGGCAAAGCAAAAGACCGTGCGCTTGAATTAGAAAAATCGCTCGCAAAGTTTGAAGGTGCTCAAGCGGCAATAGATTCGCTAGATGATGTGCGTGATGCAGCAAGTGAAGCGGAGAAAGCATTTGATGAAGCTCAGCTAGAAGTTATTCGCTTAAAGGCTGAGCTTAAAACAGAAAAAACGCCAGAGCTAGCGCTGGCATTAGATAAAGCCAAAATCTCATCAAGTGCGGCTAAAAAAGAATGGGCTGCTACTACTAAAACCGTTACTTCGTTAGAAAAAAAATTAGAGCGTGCGGGTGTCGATATTAACGACATGGCCGGCTCGCAAACTAAATTAACGGCATCGTTAAACAATACCAAAGGCGCAATGACGGCGAACAACCAGCGCCTAGAATCATTGCGTAAAAAAACAGGCGAATACTCAACGGCTACAGAAAAATCAACAGCCAGTATGGGCGGGTTCATAACCAAGGCTGCTGGCTTTTTGGGTGTGTATACGCTGATTAATAAAGTGCAAAACGCATTTTCTGGGCTGGGTAATTCTGTTTATGATTCGGGAATTCAGTTTGAAAAACTCGGAGCTCGACTTAGTGATTTGGAACTGGGATACATTGAAGAATTTGCGCGTGATGTACCGTTTCAGTTGGCTGAAACAGCAGAGGCGTTTGCACAGTTAAAAACGTTTGGTATTGATCCAATGAACGGATCATTACAAGCGATCTCAGATCAAACAGCCAAGCTAGGCGGTGGCCAAGAAGAATTAAAAGGCATCGTAACTGCTCTGGGCCAAGCGTGGGGTAAGCAGAAACTACAGCAAGAAGAAGTTTTGCAGCTGATTGAACGCGGTGTTCCTGCATGGGATCTGCTATCAAAAGCCACGGGTAAAACAACTCAAGAACTGCAAAAAATGTCGACGGCTGGGCAACTTGGCCGCCGTGAAATTAGCCTATTAATCGAAGCCATGGGCCAAGAAAGTTCAGGCGCTGCGGCGAAACAAATGGAAACCTTAGCGGGTTTAGTTTCAAACCTGCAAGACCGCTTTACTCAGTTTTCGCGAATGATTGCTGACGCGGGGGTGTTTGACTATTTAAAACAGCAGGCCACCGATTTAATTGCCAAATTCGAAGAGCTCGGCAATAACGGCCAGCTTGAAAAAATGGCAAAGCAAATTGCTGATACGTTTATTCAGGGTGCTGAAGCGGTTAAGTCATTTGCTTCTACAATCTATGAGTTGTCGGGAACCATGGTAACACTGGGTCAAGCATGGCTTGGTTTAAAAATTGTTACCTGGGCAGGACAGTTAAAAGCGGCGGCGGTCGGTTTTGTTTCTGTTGATAGCTCAGCTAAGGGCGCTAGCTTCTCGTTGCGCAGTTTAGCGACTGCAGCAAAAGCCGCCATGGGTGCGTTTGTTGTTCAGCAAATTTTTAACGTAGTGTCAGCGTATAAAGAACTCGGTATTGAAATTAATAAATTAGAAGCTGCGCAGCGTAAACAAGTGGATGTACAAAATATTGTTGAGGCTCGATTGCGTGGTATCTCAGAAAGTACCGGTATTGCAGTGCAATCAATGTCAGAGCTTGAGGCTCAGGTTCGCGCAGGCAACATCGTGATCGACGAACAATCAAATCAATATTTGAGTGCAGCGCAAGCCGCTGAGCTGTTTGCTAGTCGTCAAGTGGCGGTCGCTGATTCGGTGAAGGGTTCGGTATTAAACCAGGATCTATTAACGCAATCGATGCGCAATACATCCGAAGCACTCAAGGATGCCACGACGGATAATAGCAAGTTGGCAAGTGTATTAAACGACCAATTATTGCAAGCATTAAACGGCGGTGTTGAAGGTGTGGGCGGGTTTGTTTTGGCGCTGCAATCGGCACAACAATCGGGCGATCTAACAGCCAAGCAAATAGATGACGGTTTAGTAAGCGCACTGGATAAATTATCAGACGAAGAACGTTTACGATTTGGTCAACAGATCCGCGAAGCTATGGCGGTAGCGGCACAAGGTACTGAAAACGCAGGTGTAAAGATTGAATACTTGCAGCGATTAATGGATCAGTTTGATGAATCAAATATTACTGCATCATTAAAAAGATTGGGCATTGAGCAGGCCGAATTAACAAATGGCATTAGCTCGGGTGTTGAGCAGTCGTTGAAGGATTTGGATGCGCTGAGTAATAGTCTTTCAAATGTCGGTAATAGCACAGATTCTAACGAAGCTGTTTTTGATGGTTTAAGTAATGCTATTGCCGGAATAAAAACCGAGGCCGATGGTCTGGCGCTATCTGATTCTATTGATCAGTTTAGAAACAAGGGGCAAATAACGTATGCGCAATACGCTCAATTAAAAGACAAAATAATTGAGGTAGGCAACGCGGGTATAGTCGCGGGCGCTGGCATGGCTTCGGGTATTGAACAGGCTGGAAAAGGGGCTGCAAAGGCCAGTGAGAATGTGGCTCTACTTTCTGATGCTGCAGAAAAAAGCGAACGTGATGTTCGTGGTGCAGCATCTAGTCTTGCTGAGTTTTTTAATAACGTTAAAAATGACGTGTATGCACTCAGTGATGCTGCGGGTGCGGCATTTAGTAATAAAATGGGTATTGAAGTTCAGCCTGTACTCGATGAGATAGAATCCTTGCGAGCTGGCATAGATGCTGCGCATGTTGAAATCAGTGCACTGGGTCGTGACAATCTCACGTTATTTGACGCCACGGGTATTGCACGCTTTTCAGGTTCTGTATTGAAAGCTCAGGACGAAGTTGAAATTGCGTACAACTCTCAGAAAATCAAATTTCTAGAATATCTCGATGCAATCGAGTCAGGCGAAGGCGTGAATCAATCGTTTATAAACTCAGCTGAAAATTCAATCGGCAATATGAAATTACTGGGGCAAGAAGATCTTTCTCAGTTGCGTAATGCGTTAGACAGCGCTAATCAAAAACTGGAACAAATGAGCGACAGTGCTGCGAGTACGCTGTCAAGCTTGCAAGATGAGTTAGACAGCCTGCAGGGCAATCAGGAGGCGATTGATCAGCGTGATTATGAAGCTAAGCGTGCTGAATTAAATGCTGCAATCGAAGACGCAAAACTTTACGGGAATAAAGAGGCGATTGCTTCGTATACCGAATCTTTGAATATTCTTGAGCAAGTTCGTAGAGAGCAGTCGTCACAGGCTGCAGCGGCTGCAAAAGAAGCTAAAAACTCTTCGAGTTCTAGTAGTTCAGGCAGTAGCAGCAGTTCAACGAATTCAAATTCGACAACTATTAATTTGCAGTCTCCGACAGGCAATAAATCAGTAACGCTCAATGGCGATCAGCAGTCCGTTGCCAATTTGTTAGCTGTGTTAGAAGACGCGGGTTTGCGTTCTCAGTAATTGAGACAAAAGGAAAAAATAATGCGGTTAGAAAATTTAGATCTGCCTGAAAATTTATACTGGAAAAATGAATTTGAACATCAAAGCCTTGCTCAGTCGATCGAGCGCACCGTTTCGGGTGGTGTCGTTGTTGAGCATTCCGATCTCACGTATGGCCAAAAAATAAAACTCACAGGGGCTTGGGCAACTCGCGCAGAAGTTGTTTTATTAAAGGCGTTAGAAAGTGCTAACGAAGTTATGACTTTCATCAGTAATACTGGCACTCATTCTGTTGTGTTCGATCTTGAATCGGGTGGTGTTGATGCCAGTTTATTAAACCCAGAAATCGCCCCCGATTCTGACACGTTATACGAACTCACTCTTAATTTATTAACCGTTGAATCGGTTGTTGAGGAAATTTAAGTCATGGCAATTAATGCAACAGACGTACAAATCATGCGTCCAGAACGTGTCACAGATAACGATGATGGCGGTGGTCAAATGACGGGTACCGCAATCGCCAGCGGGGATGTTAATAATCTGTGGGATGATATCCCTCGCACAATGTTGGCATACGGTGGCGTGTCGTTGCGTAAGTTATTTTGTGCAATTCGCTCGGCCAATGTCGATAAGTTTCTGGGTGGTCATACAATCATTCAAAGCGATTCAATTGCTGATAATGTAAGTACATTATTATTTTCAACGGGCGATCACTATGATGAACGTGATTCTGCACAAGATAGCATTGAACGATTTGTGGTTTTGGGAACTCGTTCGCCGCTGCGTCCTGTTGGCACTCAGCGAGAGGGTCAAAGTGCGGTAGTTATGTATGGCGATGATGAATCAGCCGCGCCTAAAATTGGCGAGGTTGTCGTATTTAAAGATGATATTAATGAGCAGTATATAAAAGTAAGTGCAGTTACAGCGAGTGATGCAAAATATACGTATGAATATAATAATTCGTTGTTAACGTATTCTGCTACTGAATTTATTATTCAAATATCGCAGCCGCTCGAATATGATTTTGTTGGTGCTGATCCGTCCCCAACGGCCGAGCATTCGTTTGATGTTTATAAGACTCAGACAAGTGCGCTGGCGAAATATTACGGAATCAAACCGCTTGCTGCTGATGTTTTTGTGGGTGATTCAACAGTAAAAGCAGACGGCATATTTCAATCGATTGTACCTACGGCAACAACAGAAACTGCACTGCTAGATCAAAAGCCGGGGCTTTCTGTTCGCGTATTGCAGCCAACGTCGACAGAAGCTGTTGTGAAAAACATGGGGTCGTTATCTGGCTCTGTAGCGTTGACGCTGGCGAATTCATTCACTCCTGGTTCTTTGAAAATAACCGTCGGGACGTCGGTCTATAAGGATGCAGGTAATTATTTACAATTAACATCTGGTACGTCGCGGCTTGATGATGATTTAACAACGATTGACGGTATTTCGGGTGTGTTGAATTTATCGTTATCGAGTTCGGCTATTATTGTTGTGAGTTACATACCCGCTGTTGCTGTTGAGTTGTTGCCGTATACCGAATCTGTTGAAATTGATTTATCGAATCGACAGTTAACCTATGTCGATCAGCTTTCTCCTGCTCCGATGGCTGGTTCTTTGCGTGTTGAATATCAGTACCTGGGTGAATGGTACGAATTAACCGATGACGGCAATGGTGTAATTTCTGGCGACGGTGCAACTGGCGTTGTTAGTTATGATACGGGTTCGTGTTCGTTCGTGTTAGCGGGTGAACCTGACGCTGGGTCCAGTCTTATTTATACGTGGGCGCGTTCTCCTTATGACATCGATGATGCTGTGTCTGCCGATTCTGCATCGGCTCACATATCGATTCCGTTGCCGAGCGATTCGATTGCAGGAACAGCTATTTTAACTTGGGAAAGTAACGGTATTAAATGTACTGCCAGCGAGCAACCGGATCAAACAATTACGGGCGACGGCGTAGGTAGACGACTTGGTTATAATATTTTACTGTGCCCAGATTCCAATCTGTTGCCCGATACTGATATAGCTATTGTATATTCAAAGCGCGCTGCATCCGCTATTAATTTAACGCGTACGATTGATGTGCAAACAGGTGGTGATTTAGCGATTGATCTTGGTGATACAAATATTGATGCGTCATCTGTTGAATTAACATTAGTTGTTGCTGTTGCTGTCGATACAACGATAAAGGGTGTCGTGTCGTCATCTGCATTTAGCAGTACATTAAATTTTCAGGGGCGTTCTGATAATGCGTTGGTTCAATTAAATAAAAACGGTTTTGGTTCGTCGGTTGATGATGTTGTTGGCTCTATTGATGCGGCAACAGGAATCGTTACAGTCGATTGCGACAAGCTAAATCAGAAAGTAAAAGATTTTACTTATACGTCTGAGAAAAAACGCATTACTTATATTGAATTTAAGTCTCAGAAAGTACTGGCTCAAACGGCTGAGATTTCATATCACAATACATTTTCACCGACGGCTGAATCTTACACTGTAGCGTTTTCTGATCTGGCAATTGAATTGCCGCTTGGTCAAGAATTATTGGTTCCTGGTGCAATGGCGTTCGATTTAGGGGGGGGTCGCATTACCGATCGTGGCGATGGCGCGCTGTATAAAGACTGGAATGAACAAACTGCAGCGGGTATTAAGTGCGGCGATATTAATTATGCGACGGCTGAAATGTCGCTGAGTTATCCGTTGTTGAAATCTGATCTTGCTGATTTTGATTGTAATATTATTGCACTCGCATCGGGTTTAGCTGCTGCGTCTGCAGTTAGTAGTGTTGTGTTTCGTACTCAAGCAAGCCCGTTGCGTCCGAGCGGACTGCAGTTTTTAGCGCGACGTATTACAGATACTGCATTGCTGCGTGCTGAATCTGAAAATGACGGCTCGATTTCGGGTGTATTTGATAGCAATGACGTGTTGGGTGAATTGGCTCAGCCATCAATGTCGAGTGGATATAATTTGCCGATTGTTGCTGTTGATGGTGGCGCTGGTTCGGCAACGGGTTCAGTAGATTATGAAACGGGCATTGTTAAGCTAGAATTTTCGCAGCCGGTTGTTTTGTCGAGCCTCACGTACAACGCCGTTGCTTATAACTCAGTGCCGCTTGATTCAGAAATTCTTGGTTTAAACCCGATTAAATTGCCGACCAACGGACAAGTGCCAATCTTTCAGCCCGGCTACATTGTTGTTATTCATAATGAAAAAACAATTGAAATTGCATCGCCTTCTGCTAATCAAATTATTGATTGCGAGCGTACGTTGTTGTCGCAAGTTTCAATTGCTGACGCAGCTGGATTACTACTTGATGATACTCAGTATTCTGTTGATAAAAAAACAGGTTTGGTGACGCTAGCTGATCCGTTCGTTGCACAAACTTCGGATGCAACTGCGCTGACTATGCCGCTGACGTTGACGCATCGCGTTGAAGATATTTGTGCAGTGGCGCGGGTGAGTATAGACGGTAGTTTATCGCTAATGACGCAAGTTATTCATGACTACAGTGCAGGCGATTCGTTTGTATCAAGTGCGATTCAGTTCACAACGATGCAAGCGCGGGTGCATACGCAGTTTACTCAAAAAATAGATGACTCAGGTTATTTTGATGATGTGTTAGTGGGTGATGCAACTGTTGCTAGTTATGACGACATTAACTATCCGATTCTGATTGATAATAAATCGTCAGTGCAAGAGCGCTGGAAAATAAAATTTACGAACAATACAGGTTTCGAATTGATCGGTGAGACGTTAGGGTTGATAGCAGTCGGCTCGACGACTGTCGATTTCTCACCGATTAATCCAATGACCGACGCGCCTTATTTTACAATTAAATCGGACGGTTGGGGTAGCGGTTGGGTTACAAATAACATACTTCGTTTTAATACAGACGCGGCAGCAAAACCAATTTGGGCAATACGAACTGTGCTGCCGAGCACTGCCCCTGTTGAAGATGACTTTATTAATATTGAATTTCGTGGAGATGCAGACTAATGGCTAGAACACCAACAGTTTATCGATGGGACGACCCGGGTGCACCGGATTTGAATGCGCTGATGCCGACTTATAATGACAAAAATAAATTGTTTTTATATACGATTTTGAAGGCGTGTTTAGTTGATGGTTATGGTGATAAGGTGAGCGCAGGCTGGACTATGCAGCATGAAGAAATAACGGAAAATGGCTGCCGTTTTGTTTTGCAAAATGCAGTTAATTCGGGTGTGTTATTGTATGAAGGAGGGGTCTTTTCAGGGGGCGCAGCAACAATGGATGTAGCGACACTTTGGGCGTGCTCTGCTGTTCCGAGCATGGATGCACCTGTTAACGCGTGGAGTTATAAAACAAAATATGAGAATCGTAATATTAGTTCGGGCGACAGCTTTCACAGATCTGGAGTTTATCAGGGTTCGTCTTGTGATGCTTGGGTTGTAATTGCAAATGAAAATACAGTTTATTTTATGTCAGGGCGCTCATCCGTTGAATTTAGCATGGGCTCAAGTGCAGGGCCTGATCGCTACTCGTCGAGTATTTTAATTATTGGTTCGATGAATGATGGTGATAATGCAGGTGATGGAGGATTTTATATCTGTGGGGGATCGCGGGGTGGTTACGCCAGTGTTGTATATGGGTATCCCGAGTTTGATGCAGGGTTGCTAACATCAAATGTTGATATTATGGGAATTCCGAAAGAAGTGGCTCACTCTTATGTTTATGCTAAATACAATTTTAACAAAACTATTTCTGAGTTGAGCGCTTGGCTTCCTGTTCCAATTGTTTTTATGCAGTACGGGCCAACGGCACTAGATGGTGATTCCTCCAGTAAATTGTATTTTTCTGTAGCTGTGCCGTCGATTCGGAAGTTA